GCTGGTATTCGGGTCGAGTTTGATGTTTTCGGGGAGTTCTGTTTTAAGGCTCGTAGGTTTGTGACCAACGAAGAGAGTCGAGCCGTCTTGTGTGTGTAGCAGTGTGGACAGGAAGTGTTGTGTTGTCGAAGGGAACATTTCAATGTGTTCCTTGTTGATCGCCTTGATTTTGTTTTGGTTGATGTAGCTGCGCAGGAAGGTGTGCGCTTTTCTAGGGTGGACTTCGGTGAATTGCAGGATGGTGCCTGCAAAGAGGAGCGCGCCGTTGAATTGGCAGGTACTAAGCACTCCGATGTCGTTGAAAGCAGTGGCGTTGAGGGAAAGAGTGTTTGAGCGATAGGCGGGTCTGAATTTTGTGGCGTCGTAACGAAATCGATTTGTATCGTACACAGAGATCCTTCTAGTATTGGAGAGATCTTGATGCCAACCAGTGGTAGTGCTGGCTGCGAGGTTAACATGGACATATACAACGTTTGGATGCCGGGTGCCAGTAGTGTGAAGGAAGGCGAATCCATCGATTTCACTGGGCACGAGTTCAATAGGTGCTGTGGCGTCCGCAGTGAAAACACCCGGGGCGTTAAGGGTGGATAGTTCAACCCAGTTAGTGACGACTTGAGTGCGGCTGTCGTTGGTGGGCATACCGGCGTAGCCAGGGACGGCGGAGGGAGGGTGGATATGTTTATCGATGAAACTATGGCTGGGGTCTTTCGGGATAGCTGTGTTTTGTACCTCATTGTTCGCTGTGAGGGTTGTGTTAAGTACTTCCGTGTTGATTGCATTGTCTACAGGTGTTGCCATATTAATTGATAATGTGAATTGGCTTCTTGAAATTGTTTAATTATGTGTTTTTGAGCAAGCTTGGAGTTGTAGTATCTACGAGCGGGTGTGTTGAAGCTCTTGAGTACTAGGTCGACGATGTAGTTGATATAATGGAAATCCCCGATTTCGTTAAGAACGATGGTAATATTTTGTTCGGCGTAGGAGTAACGAGTGAGTTTGATAAAATCTTGTACTCTGGGGAAATTGTCTACTTTTAGTAGAAAGGTGTTCTTGATGTGATCTGGGACGTTGGTGAGAAAGATGGACTTTTCTTCTGGTTTGTGAATATAATTCAGGTGGATAGAGTTCATAGAGAGAGAGGTTTCAATAAAATGTATAATTCGTGTTTAGGACAAAAGGTAGAGGTGTCTGAAGAAAAATGGGAAAACAAAATTAAATATAGAACGATGATTAAAGTAAAAGAACAATAAATAGTAAAACGTGTGTGTGGTAACGTCAATTATAGTTAGTGGATTACTGATTTATTTGGAGCGGTCTGAGTGTAGTAGGTTGAAGTTCAGCGAATCGAAACTGATGGCATTGTTTCAGAGTGTGAAAGATGACACGTAGCTGTCCGACGGTTATGTTAGCGTCTTTCAGGATTTCTGCGTAATGAAAAGCGGATTTGGCGAGCCCTTCAACTAAGTGGCGTTCGGTGTGCACACTACTGGTGCAGGCGAAAGCGGATTTTTGTGCTTCTTGGAAGTGTTCGTTGTTTCGGTACACTTTACCGAAAAATTTAGCGGCTTTCCTAAGTAAATCTGGAAAGCAACCGTCTCGGCTGACGATGAAGCCGGCAAATTCACCGTGCATGGTGTGGAAGACTTTAAGTTTGTGTTTGGTAGTTTTGAAAAGTTTTTCTCCGAATGTTGTGATAGTGGCGTCTCGGCATTTTGATAACATGTCATCGCCTTTGTAGGCGGAATATTGTAGATCTTTGAAATCAAATGTGGCGAACATTATAGCTGCATTGCATAGAGTGTTTTCGGCGATTGTGAAGGGAGAACCGCTGAATTGTTTGGATTTGCCGTATAGGGCAATGTTGTGGAGTTTGTTGCGGTTCACCATGAACCAGTCAGCGCGGTAGGCGACAAACCAATCTATGAGAGGTTTTGGGCAACCGAGATACCCACATAATCGAGCGGTGAGGTCGGACATTGGTTTGCAAAAAGACGCATCCCATTCGCTAATGTCATTGCAAACGTATTTACAGTCTAAAGTACCGCTTTCGAGGGCGGCGAATTGTAATGAAATCTCGTCGTCGCTACCGTGTGTTGCAAATAAGATACGTTGTTTGAATCGAGCTGCAATAGTACGGCATTTGTCCAAGAGGAGACATGCGTAGGCTGCGAATAATAGGTTGACTCGTTTGGACATGGAGGCAATACCTTGTCCAGCTTTGGTCTTTGAGTCAAAGCCAGGTTCTGGGTCGTATTTGGCTTGTCTTTTATTGATGAATTCCATGACCTCGTTATATTCGTCGAATGGTGAGTTGATTTGGTTGAGGATAGTGGATGTGGCACCACCAATCATTTTCTTGTTAAGTCTTTCGATGTATTTGACGTACTCATTGCGTAGCTCATCGGGTGTACATTTAAGCATGAGGCGAAAAATGTGTAAATTGTGGTTAGAGCCGGTGCATGCCTTGGCTAGACCAGCTTCCATAGCGTCAGTGATGTTACGGCATGCGGTGGGCTTGATCTTTTGGGTGCGTTTAGTGTATCGTTTAACCATGGTGTCTATGGTGACGGTAGGGTCGTCACTGACTTGTGATTTCACGAATTTCGTTGATTTATCAAATACAAAACCCCGGAACTCTTTTTGTGGTGGTTGCAAGTTGAATGGTTTAACAGTGAGAGAACCTGTAACGACTGCCGGGATGTTAGGGTCGTGATTATATGGGTTATCTGGTGGGTTGATCGGTGTGATGTTTTCTTTGAGAATGTCGATCGTCGGTTGAGGGTGAGCTTGTTCTTTAGCAACCTTTTCGTCAAAGACAGTTGTTGGATTGTATTGGAAGGAGTTGTCTTCATCGTCTGGCTCGTTGAGAACTGTGTCAGTTATGGGGCGGATGTCTGATATTTCTTCGTAAGTGCGGGCAACAAGCCCGTTGATACGCAAGTATTTTGAGATGTATTGAGTTTCACCGTACACAACAATCTTGGAAGTGCCGCGGGTAAGTGCTGTGTATATATATTCGGGTTGGTTGATGATTTTAGATTGTACTGCTTTTGCGTCGACGTAAAAAACGACGACGGGTTCTCTGGAGCCTTGGTATGTGCTAATGGTGTGTACTTTGAAACCCTTCTTCTTAAGGTCTTCACAAGAATCTGAGTTGAGGCAGATGAAAGGGAAGTCAATAAGTTGTTCTATCCGCCCGAGGTAAGTGCAGAGACCATCAGGGCGATCAAGTTTGGGGTAGATTGGGATTTTCATGACTTCGCGAATGGATTTGCATATGTCATTGGGGACGGCATAAGTGTATATTAAATTATTGGATACCCCGAAGTCGAATACAGTTTGGGGGGCGTAACCGTCTGCAAAAGGTGGAATTTGATGTTTGTCTCCAGCTACATATATTTCAATGTTGTGAAAAGTGGCTGCGATCATGGCTACGTAACGTACGTCGAACATGCTGATCTCGTCAATGATAACGTGGGTGTAATTGTGTAAATTGTTCAAGGCGATGTGGGGAGTGAAGCTAGGTGTAGCAAAATTAGTTGTATGATGTATGCTGAGTTGGTTGGAGGGGGAGATGAAACAGACTTTTTCATCCTTAAGGAGGTTGGCGAGTTGAGTGGTTTTAGCGGAGCCGGCGACTCCAGTGCAAGCGCGTATGTTGTACGTTCGATTTTTGCCGGTGAGGCGAGGTTTGTCAGAGCCTACTTTAATTTCAGAGAAGAACTCTTTAGCGAAGGCTTTAACGTCGTCCATTTTAAGCATCATGCGGTGTTGTGTTATTGGTGAGTGGAAACGAGCGTAAGCTTTAAGGTATTCGTTTTCTGGGTATTCGATGGCTGGTGTGTAGTTTCGTAGAATGTAGTAGCATTCTTGCCCCACGTTAGTTTCATATGTTTCTATAGTCTCGAAGTTGACGGCAATTTTCCACACACAGTGTGGGTTGGTAAAGGTTTTGACGACGAGAATACCGTTGACAGAGACAAATTGTGGCAGGTGTGGCACAATAGCGTTAGTTATCGCTTCAGAATTGACGCGGTTTGCGGCGTCACAGAAGACGACGTCGAACGTTTCCGGAATAAGGTCAGGGAGTTGTGCATAAGATTGGTAAGGAATAATTCTGGCTTTGGGTGGGGGGTTCATCATAGACAAACCAATGGAGTAATGTCCGCCGGTGGCTTTGACATTGGCGTATTTAGGAGCGGTGGTTATATAAGACAGGCACATGCCGGGGGCGCAACTCACTTCGAAGAAGGATTGGCCATCGGCAAGGAAGCGGTCTAATAGTTGAGGGAACTTGTCGGCGGCACCGCCGCTAGGGTATGAAGTGTAGTGGTAACGGTTGGAGGAAACTTTGGTGCAGAATATGGTTGCTGGTCGACCCAATTCAGGGCCGATTAAAACGGGGGTCACACCGTCGACTAAAAGTCGAACATTGTAGTACTCACAAAGTGCTGGTAATATGTGTATGGCAACGGGACTATCTTGGTTGCCGTTATAAAAATAATCTACTTTAGAGGAGGGGCCGTATCTTATGTTATGATGGTTGAAGGTGTATGTGTCGATGTAATCGTACATAGTGCGGATGTAGCCGGATGGGTCGGAATGGATGTCGGCGGCTTCTGCGAACGATTGCATCATGCATAGCCCAGATCTTAGTGAGCCGACACGAAGGTGGTCTTTGAAGTCTTTGAAAGTGACGCGTTTACGTTCAGGGTTGCTTTTCTTAGTGGGTGTGGGTTCGTTGATGTTGAGAATATTGGAGTCGGGGGTGTTGAGTTTGAAATACTCATTGAGTGGCACGTCAAGTGGGTGTGTACATGCGATGAGTTCTTCGGTAAGTTGTTGTGGTTCGATGGCAGGGATGCATGCAATCATGTTTGGGTATTTTTCTTCGATGTTGTTGAACGTTATCTCTTCTACTTCGGGGATGTTAAGCATATGTTGTATGTTCTTAATGATATTAATAGTATTATAAGTGTAGATAGCAGGTTTCATTTTTGCTATGGCGATGAGCATATTGGCGTTGTCATTTGACACAATTGCATTGTTGATTCGGTGGATGTGCAGGACGTTGTCCGGGTTAGTGGGGTCGGTGGTGATGATATAATCGCGCTCGTAAGCCATATGGCAGTTAGTAAGGTCTAGTTTCGCGGTTGTTGGAATGTCGTCGTCTGTCGATGTATACGTGACATCGTTGATTTGATAGACAGGTGCAGTGACATCGTAGGCAGTAGATTTGTTGAGAATTGGTTGCGTGATAGATTCGTCCTGTGTATTTAGAGAGTCTTCGATTGTGTTAATGTCCATGCTGCTGGTTGTGGAATTTGAGTCGTCGTCAGGATAGTCGGCAAAATCTTCGGGTTCATCCACGGTGCCGTCTAAGTAAACTTCGTCTTCTACGCCTTGAGTTATTTGGTTATAAGGGGAGGAAATTTTGTGTTCAAGAGAAGTGGTGGTAGGTTTGAAATAGCGAATGTGGTAATGCCATAAATACCAGCTGTTAATGTTTTCTGCTGGCGTTTCACCGGTAGTAGGAGTGAGAAAAGGATGTTGGAGGGCGTCTATGATGTTGCAGCCGATTTGGCGGAAAAGGACAAAGATATCGTTGCGCCATTTCTTCATGTGGTTAAAGCATTCGCTAATTGTGGTGGTTCGGTCTCTGCGGTTAATGGCACCGAGTATGAATAGTGATAGAAGGACGCGGTGGTATTCATCGGCGTTAACGTCCCATTTGCGTGTGTATATGATGCTGCCTATTTTGACGCTGCGTAATAAGCCGCTGGCTAAAGCCGCGACTTCAGTAAATTTGTACGATTCGTCTGCAACTCTTGAAACATAAGACATGATGTGATTGACGACGTGATTAGGCACAAGGATGTGAGGGATGTCGTTTTGATGTTTACAAAGGGACCGTCGCAGTGCAACGGTGATATCGGGGACAAGGCAATGGTCTTCGCAGTATATATCTAGTGGTATTATTCTGGGCGTAGGGGGTTTAAAAGTGGTGACCACAAGGTTCATGATGTTAAGTGGGCCGTGGCGGTTAAATATTTCAATAGTAATGCATGTGTTGTTGGTGTATGATATTTGTGTGGTGTTCGCCCATGTTTTCCAGTTGTCAAAGTCATGTGCGTAAGCGAAACTAAGATCTCGCATGTTAAAAAGAATTTTGTTACCATCATGAAGCGTACCGTAAATACGTTCATCTAATTTGGCTAGCGTTGGATGGTAGAATGATCGTGGGATGTGAATGTAGGAAATGGCCTTAGTCAAAGAGTGTTTGTCAAAAATTTGCGCCACTTCTGTAGGTGAGATGTCATACATAGAATGCATGAAAAAGGCAACATCGGCGGAATGTTGGCATTTGTGTGCCCCAATGGAGCAAAAAGATCGGGCGTCATTGTACCGTGCGTAGTTGATCATGTTGGCGGATGGGGATGTGAAGGCAGTGTTTTTTGCGCGGTACTGATCGCGGGAATTATTAAGTAAAACGCAGTTGTGTTGGGCGTAAACTTTAGGCTTAATGCTATCTCCAATGGAGATAGTTTTATAACCGTTAGAGTGTAGGTGGGTAATAGTGCGTGCAGCGTCTTCATCCGAAAATTGATTTAGCGATGCTAATATCGGGTGAGGAGTCGGTTTGGGTGTTTTACTGACGTTTTTAAGCACATATCTAGTTGGAAAATAAGACTGTAAGTCTTGCAATTGTTCATCGTTGATTTCAAACATGGTTCGAAAAGCATGTTTTAGGTCATTTTGGGTGGCCGCGAGGACCTCAGTCTTGAAGAGATCTTTGACTGTCTCTTTAGCTGATTCGTGAAGGTTATTTATAGTTATGGGTTCCATAATTCAATAAATGAGAAGAAAAGTAGTTAGATAAT